TTTAGGCACACTAGACAATGTTGTATATCAAAACAAATTAAGAATTGATTCAATTGACATTGAAGGTAATACAATTACAACGAATGCTTCTAATGCAAACTTAGAATTAAGAGCAAATGGAACTGGCGCTGTTAATATACATTCAAATTTAAATGTTGACGGAAGTGTACATGTAACTGGTAACATTACAGCAGATGGTAATATTACGCTAGGCGATGACGACACAGATTCAATTACAATTAATGCAGAAATTGCAAGTGACTTAATACCAGATGTTACTAGTACATATAACTTAGGAACAGTAGCTAAGAGGTGGCACAATTCTTGGATTAACAATGTGTCTACTACTGAAGCCAATATTGGTGATGTACAAATTCGTGATAACTTTATAACTTCGTCAGCATCTAATGCAAACTTAGAATTAAGAGCAAACGGTACTGGATCAATTGTAATTGAAGACATTAGTATTAACGGAAGTACAATAAGTTCTGCAAGTAATTTAACTCTTACTCCAGCTGCTGGATCAAACGTAGTAATAGATTCAACAGGAGCAATTAAATTACCATCAGGTACAACTGCACAACGACCTACTCCTGTAGCTGGTTTTACAAGATATAATACTGAATTAAATACTTTTGAAGGTTATAACGGATCAAACTGGATTGTGTTAAATGGAGTACAAGACTTAGATGGTAATACAAAAATTACAGCAGAAGCAACACCAGGCGCTAATGACAATATTATAAGATTTAATATTGCTGGCAGTACTATTGTAGACATTAATAGTACAAGATTAAATGCACCGCAAGTAACAGTTGACAATATTACAATAGACGGAAACACAATTAGTTCGGCAACAGATACAAACGTATCAATAGTTCCAGGCGGTACAGGAAAAACACTTTTTAATAATACAATTAGTATTAAAGATAATATTATAACAAACGAAGTTAACAATAGTGTAACACAATTTAATACAACCGGAACTGGTTATGTAAAGTTTTCAGGAACATCAGGATTTGTTATTCCACACGGAACTTCATTACAAAGACCTGCTTTTGTAAACAGTGAAACAGGAATGATGAGACTTAACACAGCAGATAATCGTGTTGAAATATTTGACGGAACAAGTTGGGTGTCGGTAGCAGGTTCTGCATCGGGTATAACTACATCAGACGCAGAATCAATTGCACTAGAATTAGTGTTAAGTTTAGGATAGGATACGATGGCAACATTTTTTAGAAGTAAAGTATTAAAAGACGTAGGTGTACTACAAGTGCCTGGGATTACAACAGATGCATCAACTCGTGCAACAATTATAGGAATTAGTCTTACTAACTTAATCCAATCAAATATATTTGTTAGCATATTAGTTCATGACGATACTAGTGTTGACGGGTATTATTTAAAAGATGTAATGATTCCACCAAACTCAAGTTTGAAACCATTAGGCCCAGCAGAAAAAATAATTTTAGCACCAAGTAATAGTATATCATTTAAGTCAAACGAAACTGACAGTATGGATGTTATACTCAGTTATGTCGATATTGTATAAGGAATAGTTATGGGAAATTATATAGGCACTAGTCAAGACCACATTAACGCTGCAGTTCAAAATAGATTCTTTTATGGATTAAGAAGAACCGATGAAGGAGAATTATTTATTGGAAAAGTTGACCAATTAAAAAATGAAGACTCTTTAACATTAAACAAGCCTGGAGATCCTACAGCAAACTATCCAGACTTTACTGAAGGACAAGACTTTTTTGAAGGCAGAGATGTTAATCACGGATTAATATATGAAAATTTAAACTACGAACAATTTCGTTGGGATGACAAAAATATTTATTATTATGTAAATTCTGAAGGCGAATTAGTAGCAAGAGTAAATCAAAGTTGGACATACGATGATGGTTCGTCATCTGATAATGGGATAATATAATGGCAGATTTTAGAATTGATAGAATTAGGTTTCGTTGGAAAAGTGCGTGGACTACTGCAACGATATACATAAAAGACGACTTTATTATCTATCAAGGTAAAGCATATGTTTGTTTAATAGGACATACTTCAAATGCAAGTTTTTATACTGATTTAGGTGCAGCTTCGCCTAACTGGATATTAATGCAAGACGGATATGAGTGGAAGAATCAATGGTTGCCAAGTACATATTATGATGTAGGGAACATTGTTAAATTTAATGCATATGTTTACAGATGTTTAACACAGCATACTTCTGCAGCAACAACACTATTAGGAATAACTAGCGATAACAGTAAATGGGAAATTGTAGCTAAAGTTACTAATTGGTTACATAACTGGACAGTTAGTACTGAATACAACCTAGGGGATGTAGTAAGGTATAATGGATATGTATATGTAGTCAACACCAAGCACACATCAACTACTACACTAGCACTAGGTTTAGAAAACGATCAATCGTATTGGTCGCAAGTTACAACATCAGATCATTGGAGCGGTGATTGGACTGTTTCAACTAGATATAAAGTATCAGACGTAGTAAAACACGGCGGTATACTTTATAGAGCTAATCAAGGTCATACTAGTGCTGCAGATTATATAGACGGTGAATATTCGTACTGGGATATTGTAAACTCAGGGATTGAATATAAAGGTGAATGGGCAGTATCAAATAGGTACAAATTAAACGATGTTATCAAATACGGACCAAGTCTTTGGAAATGTAAAACTGAACATACTTCTAATGCAACATTATTTACATTTGATCAAACTACTGATGTAAGTACAAATAAATGGGATATATGGTTACCTGGATTAGAGTTCGAAACAATTTGGAACTACCAAACTCAATATTCTCAAGGCGATATTGTATTGTATGGCGGCTATGCGTATACTGCTTTAACAAATCATCAAGGCTCAGTTCCAAGTATAAATGGAATATTACAAGATACAGGAAACTGGGAATTATTAAAAGCTGGTTACAAGCATATGGGAGACTGGGGAGAAGACAGCTCAGGATTTGATTATAATACTGGCGACGTTGTTCGCTTAAATGGTTTCTTATATATTTGTGTATCTGACTCACACGATGGTGCATCTCCAGACGGCTCTGCTTTATGGCAGATATTAGTTACAGGTCGTCATCATAGAGCTGAATGGAATGATAATACACAATACGAAAAAATGGACGTTGTATTGTTTGCAGGCTCTGCGTATCTATGTGTTAAACAACATTTATCAACAGCATCAGCATCAAGACCAGATTTAGATATTCCTTATGAACAAGAACAATTTTGGTCATTATTAATTCAAGGTGAAGCTACAAACGTACTAACAGAGGTTGGCGATTTAAGAACAACTAACTCTGAAGTAGATAGTTCAATGGCAGATGAAAGATTAGGCATTGGCGCCGCCGGTATGGTTCTTAAATCTAATAATCCTTTTGATGCAACAATTGCAACAGGAACATTACCCCAATGGGGTAACTTTGGCGCTATACCAAAAGTTTATTATGTGTCAGTTTCAAATGGGATAGATGTTACTACAAACGGCACTACTGAAGGTGCACCGTTTAAAACAATAAAATATGCATGTGATTATATTCAAGCTAGTTTAGCAGCAAGAGCTCCGGCAACTGTATTTGTTAAAACAGGAATGTATGAAGAAATTCTTCCAATTAGTATTCCAGCTGATGTTGCTGTTGTAGGCGACGAGTTAAGAAGCACATCAGTGTTTCCAAAAGCAGGTTATGAAACTAGTGACATGTTCTATATGAGAAACGGCTCGGGACTTAGAAATATGTCGTTAAACGGTCTTAGCGGAACACTAGGAGCAATAAATTCATACGGAACAAGACGTCCTACTGCTGGTGCTTTTGTAAGTTTAGATCCGGGAACAGGACCAGCAGATACTTCAGTGCATATTGTTAGTAAATCTCCGTACGTACAAAACGTATCAACATTTGGTACAGGATGTATTGGATTAAAAATTGACGGTTCTTTGCATAATGGCGGATATAAATCTGTAGTAGCTAACGACTTTACGCAAGTATTAACAGATGGTATCGGTTATTGGGCAAAGTTTAACGGAGTATCAGAACTTGTATCAGTGTTTACATATTACTGTCATATAGGATATCTAGCAGAAAATGGCGGACGGTTAAGAGCTACTAACGGTAATAACTCTTATGGAGATTTTGGATCAGTAGCCGAGGGAGTTAATCCTAGTGAAACAGCAAAAACAGGAACAGTAACCAACCAATCTACAGAAGCACAAATAAAAACTGTAGAAACAAACGGTGAAGGCATACTAGCATTTGCTTACTCAAATACAGGATCAAACTATACTGGTACGCCTAGTATAACATTAGCAGGATCAGGATACGGGGCTAGTGTTGCATACGAAGAAATTAGAAAGAATGCACTATCAGAAATAAGAATAACTGACCCAGGAGATTCAAGTACAGCTGGCGGAATTAATTATACTTACATTGTAAATAACGCCCAACTTGGAGATAGCGTTAGTATTACGTTATCAGCTGCTGATGTTACAGGAACTCAAGTAGCATATCTTGGACACCGAATTGTTATACTATCAGGAGCAGGCGTTGGACAATATGGTCTAATTAGTTCTTATAATAATGTAACTAAAATTGCAACAGTTGAACGAGAAGTTGACGGAACAGCTGGATGGGAACATCTTTATCCAGGTTACCCTATTGCAAATGTGTTAAACGCATCAACAAAATATGCAATTGAGCCAAGAGTTGTAGTACCCGAACCAGCATTTGCATCAAGTGTAAAAACAGCACCTCATACAATAGGTGCATTAACTGCATTAGGAAATACTTTTATATCAACTACAACTAATGCAATATCATACTCGGCAAACGCCGGAACAACATGGTCATCAGCAACGGGAGACATTACAGGATCTTGGGATAATGTAAAAGCATATCGAGGAACTTCGTATGTGACAGCATTGCAATCAGGTCTCTCAACAACATTAGGAAGATCATCAGATACCGGACAAACTTGGACTCAAACCACAGTAGTCCCTCAATTAACTAATGCTATTGTCCAGGAAGCTATATTGAATATATCAAGAGGCATTACTGAAGAGAGTGCCGCTTATCCGTTAAATGCATATTTAAATGAGGTTGTTCCTGGAACATCTTATAAGCGAGCCGACATTAATAATAGTGGAAATGTTAATATTGACGATGTTATGGGATTTCTAGCATTTAAGAATGGAGGCAGCAACACCTGGATTGAGACTAATATTATCCCAGGATTAGACTTTAGTGTACCACTAGGTAAGACCTGGAGTGATATTGCATATAAATCAGATAAATGGATAGCAATTGCACCTAGTGAAGACAGTACTAGTTTTACTGAAGTTGTTTTAAGCACAGATAACGGAGCCAATTGGCTTCCAGGACGGAACATATCCGGAGTACACACTAGTATAGAATTTGGAAACGGGATATTTGTAGCAATTGGATCTGGAAATACTGTGTCAACATCAACCGACTGCATAACTTGGACTAGTAGAACTCTTCCAGTAACATCAAATTGGAGTGATATTAAATATGCTAACGGAAGATTTGTTGCTGTAGGAACAAGTGACGCAGCTATTATTTACAGCTTTGACGGCATTACATGGTACCAGTCATATATTAACGTAACAAATTTACAAGACAGTAGTACTGGTACTTGGACTAAAGTTGCATATTCCGGTGGAGTATGGGTGTGTGTTAATGAAACAGACGAAACTATTATAACATCACAATGTGGTAGTATTTGGTCTTCATTATTAGATGACAGTACAACAAAAGTATTTGCTACTACTGGACCATATAAATTTATTGCAGGGGCCGAAACTACTAGTGGAATGCCAGTATGGTTAGGTTCAAAAGGAACAGCTGATGCATCCTCTGTGTCATATGGCGCAAAGGCGTTTGTAAGAGCAGTAATTGGAAATGCAAGAGTTTCAGAATTTAAGATATATGATCCAGGCAGTGGACTAGCATCTGCTCCGAATATAACAATCTATGATTATGCTAATACAGGCGATGTAACATATGATGTAAGAATTAGTGCTACTGGAGTTTTAGGACAGCCGGTATTTAATAATAGAGGACAAGACTGGAATGTAGCATCAGCAACTATAATAGGTTCTGGTTATTCAGATAGTTTTCAAACAGGTGATACACTAGTATTAACTAGCGTAACACAACTACCATCACCGGGTGAAAACTTAATCATTACAGGAATTAATGATGTTATTTACAAAGTAGTAAGTATTGAAGCCCAGTCAGGATCAGGACCATATGGATTAACATTGAAAATTAGTCCATCAATTGGAAGAGCTGAGTCACCAGCACATAATACTGCTATTGAATTAAGAGAAAATTATAGTCAAATAAGATTAACAGGACATGACTTCTTAGATATTGGTACAGGAAACTTCAGTGAAACAAACTATCCAATATTATATAGAGAAGGGTATGACTTTGCATCAGGAGCAGAACCTAAACAATTTAATGAAGTAATTGAAAAAGGTGGCGGCAGAGTATTTTATACAGCTACTGATCAAGACGGTAATTTTAGAGTTGGAGAGCAATTTTTAGTTGAACAGTCAACTGGAATTATAACATTAAATTCATCATTGTTTAATTTTTCAGGCTTAGAGAGCTTAACATTAGGTGGTATCACAATTGGTGGAACAGCCGTTGTTGTTACTGAATTTTCTAAAGAACAAACGTTTATTGCAAACTCAAATAGTATAGTGCCAACACAAAAAGCAATTGGTGCTTACGTATCATCAAGAGTAAGTGGTGGAGGATCTGAAGCAAATACTAACGCCCTTAATGCAGGGCAAATAAGGATTTCAACAAACAACATCACAACTGCAGGTGGAGGGTTTATTGAGATACCGGATAAAATGACTATAAAAGGTGGAGCAGATGGACACTACTTAGCGGGTATGTACTATGGTTCTTAAACAAACATTGCTAAATGGCATAAATATAAAAAACGGAGTAGCACATGGCTGAATTTAAATTAGGAAGAATTAAGTTTGTATGGAAAGGTGATTGGACCACTGCAACTATATACTATAAAGACGACATTGTTAGACAAGGTGGTAATACGTATATATGTATTAAGGGTCACACTGCCGCGGCGCTATTTACAACTAACCAAGCAACATATTGGGATAAAATTTCCGACGGACAGGATTGGAAAAGTGATTGGGTTGCAGGAACTTATTATAAAGTTAACGATGTTGTTGCGTACGGTGGTTACTTATATATTGCCAACACAGGACATACAGCAGCAGCTACAAGTACACTAGGACTAGAAGCAGATCAAAGTAAGTGGGATACTTTTGCTGAAGGGTTTAATTATAAAACAGCTTGGGCTACTAGCACTCGATATAAAATTAACGACCTTGCAAAATACGGTGGAACAGTATATACTTGTATTACAGGACATACATCTGCAACAACTACAGCAGATGGATTAGAAGCTGATCAATCTAAATGGCAAATATTTTCAGAAGGTTTTAATTGGAAAAGTGATTGGACGCAAACCTACCGTTATAGAGTAAACGATATTGTAAAATACGGCGGAACAGTTTACGTTTGTATTACAGGA